GATTGCACAGACGGGTACTGCCAAGCTAGGATTTCTAAAAAAGTAAAATGGAATATTTACGTAAAATGTGTTATATGAATCCGATACTTGCAGATGTTCACCGTGTCCAGATAAGAAATAAAGAGATTGGTTTACATCATCTTTATTGTTATGTAACTGATTATACATATAGATATAATCACCTGTGAGACGCTCTATAATTTGCCCTCCAATTACGAGGTCGACGTATTTTATGATACTCAGGGCTGCTGGAGTGTTGTATCTATATTTTTCAGTAGATGTGTCAGTCGATAATTTACCCAATTTAATTTTCAACATCGTACTACGTATGAGATCCCCTATGTTTTGTGGAATTCTACACTCAACAGAACTTGAGAAATCACATTTACCATCGAACGGCATTTCAACGGCTTCTGTAGAAAACCGTGTATGTCTCTTGTAGTTCATGACGAAATATGAAAATTGTGGCTCTCCAGTAAGCCATTGATCTTGGATACCGGTGACGGCGAGTCTAATACGACCTGCCATTCCTAATACATGTGAGTAAAATTTTATGAAATAAAACGGGGCGGTATTATAGATGGATTTACGTTTACGTAAATTTAACCCAAGAGTTATGTCAGACGACAGGGTATGTGTATTTATAGGAAAACGTAATACAGGTAAATCAACGTTAGTTACAGACATTCTATTTCATAAGAAGCATTTACCGGCTGGTATCGTATTGTCTGCGACAGAAGAAGGTAATCATTACTACCAACAGTATATACCCGACCTGTTTATATACGGAGACTACGACAGAGAGGCTATAGAGCGTGTAATGGACAGGCAAAGAAAACTCGTTGGTGCTGGAAAACAAAATTGTGGAGCATTCCTCTTATTAGACGATTGCATGTACGACAATAAATTCATGCGCGACACATGCATCAGGCAATGTTTTATGAATGGCCGGCACTGGAAAATTTTTTTCATGTTGACGATGCAGTATTGTATGGATCTTCCACCAGCACTACGAGCTAACGTGGATTATGTGTTTATTCTCAGGGAGAACATCATTCAGAATCGAGAGAAGCTTTACAAATCCTTTTTTGGTATTTTCCCGACGTTCGACATGTTTAACAAAGTCATGGATGCTTGTACCGAGAATTATGAATGTATTGTTTTGGATAACACCAGTAAGAGTAACAAGATAGAAGACTGTGTATTTTGGTATAAAGCTACGATTCGGAAAAATTTTAAGGTCGGAGCCCCAGAATACTGGCAAGCGCACAAAAAGATGATCACCACAAAAAAGAATGGACCAAGGATAGATACAAGTAAAATAAAGGGTAGATCGACTGCTATTAAAATCACCAAGACCAAGTAATCGCGCAAAGAATTAATTCAAAAAAACTTTCGTAAATGTAAATGTCAGCGGACATTCCAACGTTTAATCTTTCCGATTCGGGTGATGGCATGGTACCACTTAATAATAATAACCAGACGACATCGTTCGTGCCAAAAATGCCAGAAAAAAATGTAGGAGAAAATAAAGATATGATGGATTCCACACCTATTGCCGATATTATGGGTCAACCGCAAGACATGATGGAACCACCATCTCTTTCTGTCGACCCTCGCATGATTCAACAACAGGTCATGGTACCTCCCCCTCCCACGACTACCATGTCCGTTTCCGGGGCGGAGACTAAGGAAAAGAAGGGAAAGAAGAACCCATTTGATTTAACTGACGAGCAATTACACGCGGTGTTAGTTGCCGCTTGTACCGCCGCTGCTATTAGCAAACCTGTTCAGGAAAAGTTAGCTAGTACTATTCCACAGTTTCTTAATACGCAGGGAAATCGCAGTCTCGTAGGCTTAGCCTCGACCGGCGCTGTTGCGGCTATTGTTTTCTTTATCGTAAACCGATATTTCTAAAATCGTACCCTCGCGAGTACATCACCACCCTGTGCCAAATATACTAACACAAGTGCAACTGCCATACTGACCATGATTATCGTGGTCGCTATGGCCGTTTCCTGCGGATCTTTACCGAATTCCTTAAGATACCGCTTTAACCTTTTCCACTTTATACCCTCTGTGAGCATAATAATAAATAACCCAGCAGCAGCAGCGGTTATAACCGCCGTTCCACTCGAGACACTTAAGAATATGCTATGATTACCTAGGTACCAAATAAGTAACGGTAAAATTACTGTGAGTAAAACACCGTTAAGCCAGTACGCGAATTCAAGACGAATAATGGCTATACCGAATAAAAGCAAAAACCAAGATACCAACGATACGACCAGTCTGGAGGCCGATACAGTAGAAGAGGGGTCTATATCCATTTATATAAATAAATATTATTTATCCGATACATGTTTACCACAAAAGGGACTTTCTTCTGGGATAGATTTATAAACACCGAGAGTAATAGCTACCGTTTTTAGGGTGTCAAATTTTTTCCAATATTCTTCACTGTGTGTATATTCATCTACAACGCAATGTGCTAATTCGTGGAGTAATACATGGAATATCTCGTTTACGTCACCATCTATACATATACCTATTTCCTGTCCCTTGTTAACATTGTATCCGACGGAAGATGACATTCTTTCGTACGCGATTAAAGGTATTTCGTGATATATATCTTCAAAATCACGATTATCCGTCTCGATTAAATATTCCCTCAGTGTTTTATATTTCTCCCTGACTTCTACCAATTTTTGGTTTGGTTTTAAATTTGAATACATCAAATAATTAAGTATGAGTAGTACGACCAGAACTATCATTTCTATATACGAAGATAAATTTACTATACAACTCTGTTATTGGATTTCCTGATAATCCTTCCCATTTTTCCATACTGAATCCGGTATTTTCGAGTTGTGTGATCAATAAATCTTTATGTGCCAGGGGTTCCGATTTGGGTCCGTCGGCATAATACGGTGTGTCTGATAAATGTACGAACAACTTTTCACCGAAGTTTCCACAGCTCGTCTCTTTTAGTTTAAAAAAATTACCCATGTCATCGGTCATCGGTGTCTTGAATATCAATTTTTCAGAATCTGGAATGATCCCGATGAATCGTCCACCAGGTTTTAACCGCCTTTTTACAGCTTGCAAACTGTTTATAAACATATCGCGATCTTCGAATATATAGTGTAAGGCAAAGTTATAACACACAATATCATATTTTCTATTTGGACATGAGTGTATATCCCCGTGGTAAAAATTGACTCGTATCTTCATATTTTTCGCGCGGCTTTTAGCTTCATTTAATGCATTTTCATTCGGTTCACACATGTTTATATTTGCCCCTACCTTTTTCCATTTTTGAAGATCACCCCCGAACCCACACCCTACGTCGAGTATACTATCACCCTTTTGAGTAACGAGTTCTATGAGGGCTCGTTTCTCGTCGTTGTGTAGACGGCGAATCTCTTCCATAGTTGATAATATTACGATATCTTTAAACATCTTAGGTTAGAAAAACAGTTTAAAGCCTAGAGTACAGTAATAAATACAAATGAGTCTCGAACAAGATTACACTACCGTTCCCGGTCAGTTGTTTGCGTGCCTGTCCGTAGTTGGACCAGAGGCTCCTCAGAAGAATGATAAGTTTGGTATTAAGATTCGTGGTGCGTTTTCTACCCGGGACGAAGCCGCTTCACACGCGAAGAGGTTGCAAACGGAAGACTCCACGTTTGATATTTATGTAGTGGATATGTACAAGTGGCTCCTCATCCCACCCGATCCTTCAAAGATTGAAGATGCTCATTACACGAACGATAAACTGGAGGAATTGATGACTGGATACAGGGATAACCAGGCTCAGGCTGCGAAGATGTTTAGTGAGCGCAAGCGTGACATGGTTGAGTCGTCGAATTATCATAAGCCCGGAGATGAAAACTCTAGGTTCTATAACAAACCCGACGAGCCACCAGTTAGTCACCCAGCGGATGTACTCGAGCGACTTCAAAAGGAAGAGCCTGATACTCCCATGGAGGAATTGGTCAAGAAGGCTGATAAGATTGTGGCCGACGAGATTGTCGAGAGACAAAAGAAACGTCTAGATGATACCCCCTCAACTATTGAGGAAGAGTCTTCCGAGGAAAAATAAAAATAAAAACTAGTTTGGAATTTTTTAAAAAAATTATAAAGAAAAAAAATAAAAAAAACATTTGGAATTTTTTAAAAAAATTTGTAAAGAGTTTTCTTATTAAAAAAATATTCTCTTTTAATAAGAAAATGTATGCTTCTATTCCAAGTTTGACATTACTGTTTTTAGCGTGTATATTTTTACTCGTGGTATATGTATACATCAACCCAGATGTAAAGTTTTTTACCAAGGTAGATAAGGCCGTGGCAACCGCGAGTGATGTGATAAAAGATAATCTGTATGATCCTTATTATAAGAGTACGGGTAGATACTCGTATAACGAGAAGGTTGAGGGGCCTGTGGGAAATTTTGATGGATACTCTTCCGGGGAGAGTGATAAATGGTCGTTTGATTATGTTGAAACCGAAAAACCAACGCGTGACGAAGCTATTTCTAGTTTAGAACGTAGATTGCGAAAACGTGGTCTAACGGAACAACAAATCGCGGAATATGTAGACGACTTAATCACTTCTAAATCTAAATTTAAAAAGTAATATTATCCGGGGCGAAGGATGACTGGTTGCATCGTCTTTCCCATGAAGAAACCTAATATAAATGATACAAAAATTATGATATACGCATTCTTATCCAAATTAGATAAGAAATCATTCTTTTCCATCTGTGGTTGCATCATAGGAGGTGGCTGCATCATCATAGATGGATGAGGAAGGTAATACGGAGCTTCCATTTCCTCGTTATGTATCGGATCTTCTTTAGTTGGAAGTTCCGGGCTATATTCAATGGGGTTGCCAAGTTCTGTTTCCATATGTAATATAATTACTTATCTTTTTAAGCCGAATATTCCTCATCACTCTCAACATAACTCTCATCTTCACTAACTTCATCGTCATCGACTACAAACCCTTTTAGATTACCATGCTCGTCCGCGTCAACTTCATCATCTGATTCACTCTCATCGTCGGTTTCGCATATGTCTTCCCCATCCGTTTCACAAAAATCTTCGTCTGATTCATCGTTATAATCATCTTCTGGTACCTCTGTAGGCTCTAAACGATTCGGTTGTTTAGATACTCTTCCTGAGCGAGTTTTGACTGTGGTCATATGTAAGAATTACTAAATGATATCTTTTAAGCATATTTAGGTACAAAACGTAAGTTTTGATTGTTTGCTTCTCTTTTAAACCTTTTTTCAAACTCTAATAGTATTTTCTCGTTCAGAACAGTTATTTCGTCCTGAATATCCGGATCTATGGGAATAACATAAAGAGCTATTTCGTTAAAGTGATCCAAAGCTTTTAAAACGTGATCGTAAGCTATGTATACGTCTTTAACATTATCTTTTGCGAATTGTATGTTCGTGATAAAATCTGTGTATAGTTCTGGGTTTATACCCGAATAGATTTCAGTCTCTTTTATGAGATCATCTATTATATCTTTTTTGGTTTCTACCGTGATTGTATTTGAAAATATGAGAAACAAAACTATGATAAAAAGTATGACATACATCTCTTATAATACTCTTTTTATTTTATCTAAGAGATTATGAGATCGCGTTTTACACGTACATAACTGCTCTAATACTGAATTCTGCTTTATTTTAAACTGTAAGTTATCTTTATTACACGTCTGGCAATGTGCGTTTGTGTTGATGATATACATTTTTTTCATTTTTTTTGTAACGGACAAAACTTTTGTAGTATTTTTTGTGACGTATTTACATATAAAACCGGTGAGCATATCAACCAAACTTTCTGAACTGGGTTTAACTTCTTTTGGAACGGGTTGACAAAACATGTGCGGTTTGTATCCATCTGGATACATGGCTTTATAAATTTTATCCGGTAACATGTGTCTACGCCCACCAAAATTTTTACAAAATCCATATTTTCTTCCTTTCATCGTTTCACACGTACAAAAACATTTTTGGTTGATCGCGTCACCCTCTATCAAAAACCATACGTGATTTGATGCATGTGAACGACTAAGATTTTCACAATACTTTGATGTAGAAGATACTAGGTATGACGTATCTTTTTTGAAGACTTTAACAATCTCCGCACTCTGTTGACCCACTAGATGTTTTTGAATAAAAGTTTCAATCTGTGCTATCGTCTCGTAATTTGTATAGGTATCTCGTGTATCTTGAATATTAAAAGATCCTTCTTCTCTCACAGACCCTTCAATCACGGCGTGATTCTTATTTTCTGTGCGCAAAGTCGCCATATGCAATAGTTCAACGGAGGGTTCTTTGTCAAATATATACTCGAGTGATTTCGTTTTATGCGAATATACGATGACCGGTTTATATGGACCCTGTGTTACCTTTCCATTCTCACACAGTGCACAACCTCTCCCGTCACATGCGTCATGTTTTGCCTTCTTATGTGACCATGGCATACGAAATCCACTTCCCTTCGTTTTACGTTTTCCATTCCCGTACACCGCGGTGTCCACGATATCACCCCATGGTCGATTGGGGAATAAAATATCTAACGCGGATACGATATGTGAGTGGAGAGCCATCGCCGATCCATGGTCAACGACAAAATCCGACCAATTAATATGTATACCGTGTTTGATTTTATCCCCCACAGATTTGGGTTCCGCGACGGAAATGAGCGCGTCCTTTCCTCCAAAAAACGCAACACGATCACATATAGATCTTGATACTTCTTTTAAGTGGTCGAATGTTAACTCCTCGTCCACCTTATAATCGATATCTACGAAAAAGTTATACGTATCAGTCTTTTGTTCGACGACGTATATCTTTTCACCGTTATTTATGCATTTAATACACATTTCATAAAAGTCATTCAATTTATCAAACGGGACAGATAGTATTCCACCATCCATTAAGACGTGTGATAGATTGGATCCATTGCAAAATCCTTGGCGCTTACACCAAGACTTAAACATACTTACAGTATCCTACACTTATTTTTTTAATCTTCTTCTTCGTGCCATATCGAACGACGATACGAAACATCTATAAATTCTTCATCTTCATTCATCAATTGTTTTTTAAACACTAAAAGTTCGTATACGGTTTTTTCTTTGAGTTCTTCCGTGTACCGCTCAGCCTTTTCTCGTGTATACGATTTATGATCGATGAGAATATCCTTAATCTGCATGAGAATATAACTCTTGGACTTCATTATTTAATAGCAAATGATTTTCTATTGGGGGAAGTCACGCAGGCGTAAAATTCTGGATTTTTTAGGACGTATTTTATGATTCGTTCCCATCTTCTTCTGGAATTAAATTCCGGTAAAGTATCGAAACTCATGTAATCGTTTTCATCGTACGTCCTTTTCATATGAATTTTTTTAGTGTACATTTTATATTTTTCATCATTAAATTTTTTGACCAAATCAGTTTGATCGTGTCGAGAATAATTAACGAAAAAGACAAAAACAGTGTATTCTAAGTCAATCGTAGGACTTTCTTTAACTGTAAATGAAAATGACGTATATTCTCCTCTTTTTAAAGAAACTACACCCCTCGTTTCTTCTTCTAATTCTCTTAAAGCGGTTCGAAGTGGATTATTGATTTCTCTACGTCTACATCCACCGGTGACGAAAATCCATTCCTTAAATCTTTTATCTCTGACTGTTAAAAATCTTGGTACGTCTCCGTTATATATTACGGGTATAGCGATGGCCTTATGTTTCTTCATTGCTCATCGCACTCTACAATCTCCTGACAAGATTATTCCGAGGATTCTGACTCAGTGATGACAGGTGTTGGTTTTTCGGTCTTCTCCTCTACTACGGGGATGGGAACCTTCTTAACTTCCACGGGAATCTTCGAGGCCCAAGGTGCGGGTCGGGGACGCTCTAAAGAAACCATAGGCTTCTGCTTATCGGCGAGTGCCTCCCTGAATTCTTCGATACTTTCATTCGTTTTCTTGTGTTGGCTGTACATGTATATGGTGGCGAACACACAGATGGCGACGGCGACGAGAACTGCGGTATCACGGTCAAATGCAAACATTATGTAAAATTTACAAATGTTATTTTTAAGTAGATATTATTGCACCCATATTTGTTTTATCGTTACTGGGGCATTCGTATCCTTGTTG